ATTATCATCATACATATATTTAAAATTTTTTACTTGGTTAGGACGTCTGATTGTTCTTCTTCCATCTCTTGTCCTCATTTTGGATCCTCCTTATTCCATAAGTAAAGCATTGCTAAAGGAATCAAACATAGTAATATTCCAATAACAAACTCTACCATTTTATTTAAATTGGTTGATCTAGTAAACCAGGAAACGCTTTATTGATAACGCTCTTGGTAATTTTTTTATAATCTTCTGGGAGCTGTTTGTCTTTCATTCCAAGAACAATTTTTGCATCTCTAGGATGAACCATTTCAAGAAGCTCAATGAATAAAAACTCTCTTTTTGATGGCTTCAGATTTTCACCAGTACCACCTTTTCTAAACAGTTGAAGTTTTCTCTGATGTTGATATAGAAAAGTTTCTGCATTGACAGGATCACAATCACTGTAAGGAGGTGTTCCTGGTGGTAGATGAAATTCTACTCTCGGATCAAATGTATATTTTAAAATTTGAAACAACAATGGATGTTCGTGTTTTTTAAGAAAAGCTGCTCGTTCATCTACCTTTTCTAGCTTACATGCTCCTTCTAATATTTCAAAGATTGCAAGTCTCATTTAAAGTCACCTATATGTTCTGTTAAATTTTTAAGTTTGTGTTTAATAAAATAGTTAAATAGCTTTGAGCTATCTTTGTCTTCTTGTCCCATGTATTGATCCATGACTTCATCATAGATGTGTTGAGGAACAAACTCAAGATTAACTAGCTGCTCATTTCTATTCCATCCTCTTTTCCACTCTTCTGGAATTTCTCCGGTACGAATAATCTCATCTATTTTATTCTTGCGGATAGGTCTCTGACGACCACCATTTACAAAACATGAATCATCAGACGCAATGTTAGGAACACCATCGGAACGATCTCCTTTGATTGTGTGTTCTAAAATATACTTTTCTGGATTGCTATGTTTTACAAATCTTTTCAATACTGGATTGTATTGATCTACATTAGCATATTTTTGGAGTTGTACAAAGTCCTTGTCACCAGACAAGATCAGAATCCTGGATTCTTTGTTATCGTTTGTTAGCTCAGTACCAAAATACTTGACAAGAGAAGCAATGATGTCATCAGCTTCAGCTTTGCTGACTTGGATAACTCTGTACGGGAAGAACTCTTTGAGTTCATCTCTGACTCTATTAAGTATATCGAAGATAGCATTCCAGTCAAGCTCTGATTGTTGTCTTTGAGTTTTTCGTGCTGCTTTGTAATATGGGAATATGTCTTTACGCCAGTAATTCTTATCATCACAGGCGATAACCATTTCACCATAATCTTTAAATTTAACTTTGTTTAAACGAATTGAATTGAGAATCATGTGTCTCAATAAACCTTCGTCTAACTCGATGTTTGTATGATTACCAATCTGAGCCATCAGATTAGATATCATTACTTGGTTTAAATCTACAATAATCATTTCATATTCCACTTACATAATATATAGTAATATCGCATAGATCTGTTAATTAATCAACAGGTTCTTCTTCATTATTTTCATCCATGCCATGCCATTGAACCTCACGGGATTCAATAACATCTCCATCATCATCTATTTCTTCTACTCTGATTTCACAATCATCTGCTGCATCTTGCATAGGATGATGTATGTCGTGAACTCTTAGCATTGCTGATTTGATGGTTTCGTGAATCATAACAATGTCTTTCATATTTGTTTCGCTATCAAAAATATAGCCAAACGATCCAGCTTTATGAATTACAGATCTTGTCAGATGAGTTGATACATTTTCAATATAGTTTTCGTAACAATGTTCAAACTCTGCAATTAGCTCTTCTTGAGTTCTAACTTTTTTTCTGTCTTTTTCTGCTCGTGGATTTGTTTTTGGAAACCGTATTACGTTTTCTGACATTGCGTCTCCTTGATGATTCGCTATTACTATTTAGGTTATAGTAATCTGCATGCATTTCTTCAGTCCACAACCCAACATCAGGATATGTAACACCTACTTCTCTCTTAGCCATACCTTTGAAAGGACCTTCGAAGTGATATGCCATAGCTATGCACTTCCACTTTATCTTCTGACCCTGTTCTTTCCCATAAAAAGAATCAACCCAGTCTCCAGTACGAATGTAATGTTCCATGTTACGAACATAACCTTCAATATTAGATACTTTGGATTGTGCACCTTTTACGTTTGCTCTTAGAGCTCTACGTTCTTCAGATAGAAGATCTTTGTTGTGTTTAATCCACTCACGAACATTCTTCAACGAGAATATATCTTGATCTGGTAATGCTGCAACATAAGGATGAACATTCTTAGGTGCACCAGAAGTCTTTTTCTTTGCAGCACGAGCTTTAGCTAATCGTTCTGCAGCAGCCTTCTTCTGTTCTTCAGTCATAGGCTTACGAGCACGACGAATCTTCTTACGCTCTGGCATAAGTTCTTTTTCGATTCTTTTTCTAAGCTGTTGCTTTTTGGTCATTTACAATATGCTCCACTATTTCAAAGTTACGGTCTTCAGTTGCAGATATCCATCTCATATCTTTAACCTTGTTATGTTTAGGACCTTCAGTCTCTTCTAAAGACTGGAGAAGCAGCTGTCTCAGTTGCTCATCTATTACTTCCCAAACATCACCATGCTGATTGATACGATTCTTGCCATGACGGCTAATACCTTTCAATCTAACAAAGTCACCTATGCATATAGCTTGCCATTTGATCATAATGATTCTCCTCTCACTATAATCATTATCATTTCTTTTAAGAAAAAAGTCAACAGTTAATTTTTATCACCACTGATAGTACTCATAATTTTCTCTCGATCCAGCACTTCTATTTGACTATCTGCTAGTGCCTGAATTCGTTTGTAACATTCATAGAGAGATTCTGTGAGCTTTGCATTATCCAGTTTTAGGTTTTGTATTTCTGCTTCCAGTTCACCTATCTTAGCTCTCAGATAAGGATTTTCATAGTCAAGTTTATATTTTTCATCCTTTATTTTATTTGCTTCTCTCAATGAATCCTCTTTCATTCTTTCAATAGCTTTTCTAAATTGCCCCATTACTCCAATCCTTTCAAAAAGTCAGTCCACTGTTCTGCTCTTCTATCCCAATTGTAATAAGTGTCAAAGAAAGCCTTTTGAGATTTTAATCCAGCTTTCAATCTATCGTGATTTTTCTCTTCAAGATAACTTTCAACTGTTGCCATTAAAGCACCACCAAACACATTAGCATGTTCTTGATCGTTTTCATTAAATTGATAATCAACACCAAAGTGACCCATTGTCTCAGATAACGCACCATAGTTAGGATGCACTACAGAACACATTGCACTTGCTGCTTCAATAGCGCTGATGCAACTTGTTTCTAACCAAATAGAAGGATAAGCAAAAATGTGAGCCTTCTTCAGTGCTTCTTCTACTATATCATGTGGTTGGTATCCATGATATGTAATTCCTTCATGCTCTCTACACTTGTCAAATAATTCTTTGAATGGCTCGTCTCGTTGATCCCAACCATACAAACTAAACGATGAGTATACGTCAAGATGAATTTTATCACCAAACATCTCATATAGCTTTTCATACACAGGAACCAAAATCTTGAGACCTCTATGAGGAGTTGTATGGTAGATAAGATTAATCTTTCCACTCATATCTTTTTCTTCAATCTTAATTGGTTCAATAGCATTTTGCAAAACAACAGACTCAGAATATTGTACTCCGTGAACCATATTGTACATAAGCAATTGCCAGTTAGATACAAAGACTAGTTTCTCAAAACGAGCTTTGCTTCCTGGATCTTTGAGATGTTGTGATTCTGGATCATGTGGAAGATCATGCAACCACAGAATTGACTTTTTACTTGGGTCAACATATCTAACTCTAGAACAAATAATTTGAAACTGTTCCCAGAGTTCTGGATCTAGTCTTTGTTGAAGACCTCTATACATCTGCTCAGTGCCACCATTGGACTTTGCAGTCATCTCATCAAGTTCAGCTTGCTCGGCTTTCTTTTTTTCATTTTCTTCATCGTATTTCTTCTGATCAAGCTCAGCAGCATAATCTTGAAGATCTGTATTCTCAGGAACATCAGTAAATGTAAGGGTTGTGCTCATTTTTTTCTCTTTTTCATATATTCATATAACTTGACTAGATATTCCTGATACGCTGGATAGTTATTATACCTCATCAGCGTATCAATCATATCTTGCTCGTTCATTTTTGGAACCTAACATTGTATTCGCGGCCTTCATGCACAAAACGTACAGTAGAGTGCGAATACACACTTTTCCGTTCTTCTTGATATCTGGTCTCGACTGAACAGACTGTACGAGTACCACCAGAAGCATTACTATTGGCATGACCGAGCATACCACCAATAACAGCTCCAGCCAATCCACCATCTTTTTCTCCTTTAATGTTATTTCCTAGGATTCCTCCAATAATAGCTCCTTTAAGCATATCACCGGATTTGTCTCCTGAAACAGATCGGTCTGTGCATACTTCAACTTGATAAGGACGTTTCATAATCACGTCTTTATAATGATCTGTCACATCTTGGGCAAATACGGTTGGTGCAACTGACACTGACAAAAACATACCAGCAGCTGCTATCAAATACTTATTCATCACTACTCTCCTTGTACTTTACATAACGATTGGGTCGACCCCAGTAATCATTAGCCCTCACTCTAATGAATCTCTTGTTTGTTTCTTTTTTATTTGGATTGGGAACAGTTAGCCATGGATTCTTTTCACTCTTCCATGCTTCAGTTAACGTAATGATCCGACCAACGTCATCCATCCGTCTGCTCCTTCTAACAGCATTGAGTGTTTTACGTGAAACACTTCTACGTTCACCTTTACTCGTTTGATGAGCTCTCTGTTTCTTTTTTCCCATTTTCTTTATACCTCACAGAAAAATCTTCAGTATTGACACCATAAACTTCGACCCAGTCTAACTCTGGTCCTTGATTCTGAACTATCTTTTTAGCTCTCTTATGTTCGTAATCTTTGAAATCCATAATGTCCTCTAATTTGGTGACTCCAGGAGGATTCGAACCCCCGACCCACGGCTTAGAAGGCCGTTGCTCTATCCAGCTGAGCTATGGAGCCGATTATTCATCATACTTAAAACCTTTGTAAAGGTTGCTGACCAAAAACTATGTCCCCATTCACCTTCATTAAATTTATCCCTCATTTTCATACAATTGTCAAGCCTTTTTTCAAAGATGATAAATTCTTTTGTAGACATTACTTCATCAACTATTTGTGGTTCCGACATTACACCAATTCCTCTACAACTCCAAGGCCTTCTGCAAGAATTAACAATGCACCGGCAAGAACAAAGTTACCATAAATTAATGTAACTCCAGCTCCAACTCGAATAGCACTTTTAGCAAGACTAACATAGAAATGACCTTTACCAGGATCCTTAGCAGCAATCTCAATCTTTTCTGTATGAAAAGCCATTACACTTTACTCCATCCACATTTTAATAATTTACCTTCAAAGTCAAAAAGCTGATCCATATTCATCTTTAACTGTGACGTATATCCATCAGTTCGAACCATCTCAACTACAGGCTGAGAGAACCCATCTTTTTTTACATAGTATATAGTCCCAGGTTGCTCTGAATGAATCCATCGAGAATTAAATTGTATCATAATAACGTCTCCTCTTCTCTATAGCATTAGCTAATTCATCAACCAGATAGCTGTAGTCATCTTCATTGGTTTGAAAACGAATACCAATACCACCAGCTTTATTCCATCTTACAATATTTTCTGGTTTGTCGTCAACCAAAATATTTGGCTTGCCATCAATTTCAGACCAAGCATATTTGTGCTTGTTTGATGTAAAGATACAATTAGAAACTTTAGGCATGAAGTCTTGTAACTCTAACCAACGTCTCTTATGATAAGCAGAGTTGTTATGGTCACCTCTTAGTGGTGAAGAACAAATACCCCAGTCAATATCATTTGACCATGAGACTTCTTTTACATGGTTAACAATTATACGACTCAGGTCTTGTCTGTTTTCATAAAAAGGCTTGAGTTTGTAAAAGAAATCAGTATTACGTAACTTAGCGTATGCCACGTTTCTAAAGTCAACATCTTTCCAGTGTTCAACTTCGAAGAATTCTTCAATACCTCCAAAGAAGTCAGCAATCACACCATCCATATCCAAATAAATCATTATGCAACCTCTCTATCTTCACTAATCAAAATTTCTCCCATATCGATAAAATCGAACGTCTGCTCATAGAAACCAATCATGTCAAAATCTTCATCTGTTGGATTAGTCTTCTCACACAAGAAAGTGTATTCTTTTTGCATACCAATCAAAGTACTCATTTTAATCACGCTTTTCATTATGCAACCTTCCTTTTCAAAACTTCTTTCACATCAAATACTGAGAAATAGATTGGCTTTGCAACCATCTTACCATTCTCATCCTGTTCTTTTTCTGTCTTAGAATAACGAACAAGAGTAGCAGCTTTCTTGATACCTTTTAGGTTCTTACCAGAGATACCATCCAACTTGATAGCCTGCTTGAAAGTAACGA